CCTTCTCTCTCGTTGCGGCTATCTCACTGCTTGTCGAGCCGCCATCCAAATCATCTACCATTGTTAAGCCTTGCTCGACTAGGGCATCTGCGGCGTGGCGTCTGGCTTCGTTCATGGCCTTCTCATATTCTGGCACTTTATTCAGTGATGAGCCAAGATATTGTCTGGAACAGCCATATTCTACAGCCATTTTCGTCAAAGTATTACCTGATGCGATTTGCTCAAACAAGTAATCTACGCCGCCTTTCTTCTCAACATCTGCGAGGATCTTCCTTCGTAATGCCTTGCCAGCCATTAATATTCTCCAATTTTTTTAAATTTTACAATAGGTAAGCATTATATTGCAAGGGGGTATGGGGGGGTCATTCGTGTGCGTGAAAATGTGAATAACACTCCCCCTAGCTGGGCGAGACGTGGGGGGGGTCATTTTTTTGCTCAAATCTGCTAGTTTCGGATAAATGGAACAACGCATAGCTCATAATAGCCTTATTTTACTGCAAAATCGCCTAACCTATTGATTTCATTAGATATACTGCGGATTTAGCCCATAATATCCGATAATGTATATTATGTTAACTTTCAGATTATCAGGATATATTGACATTAGAATTGCAATTTGTTACGCGCCCACGCGCCTGCGACGACGCTTGTGTGTTTTTTCAGAGGGTTAAATGCTACCAACATTAGTGCAACTGCCTCGCCTTATCCTCTGCATTCTGATCGTGTAATTCAATGAGTGCCTCTGCCAGCGATTGGATAACAACGTCAGCCCCAACAATATGTAATCTATCTGTTATGAAGTCACACAGTATATCCAGCTCCTGATCATTCTCGTCAGTATTCTTACAGTGAAGATCTAGCGTTAATTTAATGTTAAACTCTGACACGTCATCTAACCTTGTAATGTGACCGCGTAGCTCGGAAGAGGAGGAGAAGCTACGCGGTCTAGTTCAGTGGGAAACATGTTGTAAATGCAAAAACAACACGTTTAGAGGGAGGAGAACCCACTGACTATAGTATGCCTCAAGAGAGGCGTTGTTTCAAGCCTATGTGACCTCATTTGATAGCTCGTAAGCCAGCGCAAGATAACCGCACCCATCAACTGAGCTATCCTGATGCACGCCGTTACGCATCCTAGCAATCTTCAACAGCGCCATCATATTTGCCACGTCGTATGCCGACACATGCCTACCGAGATACGCCGTCCACATAGTCGCAATACAATTGAAGTTTTCCTCTGCGCTTCCGTACTGCCTAGCACGATCCCCTGTTATGAGAATGTTTGCCTTCGACAGTATGTCCGACCTCACCATACTTTGTTCTTCCATTGCTTGATCCCCCTCGCCCTCGCTCGTCCCTCGCTTGCTACCAGCCGTTCTAATGTTAATCTCTTTCTTCATCTTATGCTCCATAATTCTTAACCCCGATTTTCCCCTACTATTATTTACCTACTATTATATTATACCTATAGGTATAATAATATAATAATAGGTTTGGTACGATATACTATTTAGAATTAATAGGTTGTCCTCTAAGTTATTGATATTGTTATTATTAATGCTAATTAATAGGTAATTAATAGGTCTAATATTACTTCATTTTACCAAAATCATCAGTGAACCAAATATTGCCCTCATTTTGGACAATATGACCCCCAGATATCAGCCCATTTATTGCCTGCTTGTATGTGCTGGATGGATTAGATACGCCAGAAACTTTGCCTAAAAAATGCTTCTTTATGACTTCTTCCTCAATCATCCAGAACGTGCTTGGCTCAGGATATCCTAAACCTGATGGATTAGCCCTGCCAATAGCCTCGCCTCGTAGCTGTTGGAAGCACGTCTTAAATAGGATCTGTTGCTTACCCTTGATGGCTTTCTTGTTAGCCTTATCGACATCATCACTGCTGGCTGGAATAATCACGCAAGTTGTTACAGGATCGCCGTCCATATCATTGCCCAGCTCAATTACCTTCAGTTTGAAGTGAAACTTCCTGCCGCCTTCCAGATCTCTCTGTTTGGTAGCCAGAGCAGTTCGCAGACCTGTCGCCTCGTCATATGATAGCTCTATCTCAGTTTCCACAGCCGCACGTAATGAGCTGTGACCACGCGCCTTTGCTTCCAGATTTTTACCTGAGTGATGCACCAGCATGAGATGTGCGCTCGTTGTAGCCCTAATCTTATCCACAGCAGAAATCACAGCAGTTGCACTTGCAGGAGAATTTTCATCGCCAGCAGGCATTGATCGAGATAACGTATCCACAACAATCATTGCAATGTCGCCATACAGCCTTTTTATTTCGTCACACAAATCACAAATTTTATTCACGTCAACTTCACCATCCAGCAAATTGAGTGGCAATGGCCTCACAGCCAGCTTAACGTCTTTATGCTCTGGATACTGCTGTTTAAGCGCCACAATACGATTATGCGTGGTTGTGCCGCCTTCCAGAGCCAAGAATAGCACCACGCCGCCCTTTACTTTGTTTCCGTGCCAATCTTGGCTTGCAGATACATGCCACGCAATGTCCTGCACGAAAAACGATTTACCTACGTTAGATGCGCCGTACACCATCGACAACTGCCCCTGACCAAACCAGCCCTTCACTAAGTAGCTCCTATCGAGCTGTGCGACTGCATCATTAGGGAAGAACACCTGATCGAGCAGGCTCTTTATTTCCAGAGCCTTTGCCGTAGCCTCTTTACCACGATTGACCCACATATCAGAGAAATCCCAGCCCTCGACGTCAGGCACAACAGATTGCACATTATGATCATTAACGCACTTCTCAATGGCCTTCATGCCAGCCTCGTCATTATCACCAGCCACCACAATGCGTAAATTTGGACGTGCCTCGTAAAGCTCACCTATCACAGCAGTAAGATTACCAGCCGACAATGCGAATACTGTTGGCCTGCCTGTAGCCAGATGCACTGACATTGCAGTTGCCCAGCCCTCGCAAACGTAAATTAAATCGTCTAATTTTCCGCCAATAACGCTAAAATTTCCGACAACTGGCATACCAGTAGAAAATTTCTTTGATCCTGCTGGATCAATATTCTGGACGCCCACACGTTTGCCCTGAGCGTTTATCACTGGAATGACCAGCAAATTACCATCTATCTTAGCGTTACCAAGCCCGATCTTTTTCTTGATCAGGTATGGATGCGACGCCTCTGGCTCAGGCTCAGGCCAGCTAATTGTGTATTCTCTTGTCACTGGCTTCTCATTTTCATCAGGCCACAATCCTTGGTTTCTCAGTGCGTCTTTTATGCCAGCAAAGTCTGAGCATTTACGACAGCTCACCATTACGCAGTTCTGAGCATCTTCCCTGATCCAGAACCGATCTACACCTTGGCATACTGGGCAAGCCCCATGATATTCGCCAATGGCAGTCTTTTTCAATGATAATGCACTTATAATTTTACTTGAATACTGATCCCAGTTTGCATTTGGGTATTTCGTGTTTTGCATTTTATCCCCTATTAATTTACGAGTGATATGAATTTACTCGATTACGTGTTTTAAAAAAGCCTTCATGCTCTGGATTTTCGTCCATGAATTTACGAGCATAATGGCTAATCCATCCATCATCAATTTTATGATCGCCAGTTCCAGACATCATTGTCTCCCAGCGCACCCTATGAAATATACATTTTGCTGAGTAATATTCACGCTTCTCAGTTACAATCAGTGCAAAATGTTTAAACTGCTCGTAAATGTGTGGGTTTTGCGTATCGTATATTTTAAAATTTTCTTTTGACCATTTTCCGTTTGTCATAATATTCTCCTTTTATATGGACGTTAGACAAAACCTCGATCAGTTCTGTCTAACGCTGTGATTAATTTAAAATGGTATTTCGTCTTCCAGATCATTTGACTGAGCTGGTTGTGCTGGTGGCAATCCAAATGGATCTTGCTCTACACCATTAATTTGCGCCGCACCGCCAGAGTATCCGCCTGCAACTTCAGTGAATGGATCTTCACTCTCCTGCTTCTCAGCCAGCTCTAGCACTTGC